ATTGTTATCATTTCTACTGGTAATCCAAACATATTAATCCTCCACTAAACTAACTATACCACCTTTGGCAAATGGTTCACCACCTGACAAAAATGCTTGGTTAACTTGTTCTTGTAATCCTCCTGGTCCTACTTGTGCTCTTTGTTTTGGTTGTCCTTGCATGCCCATGTTCATGTTGTAGCCAAAGCCGCTGCCACCGCCTCCGCCACCGCCACCGCCGTAACCATAGCCATAACCACCTCCACTTCCTCCATACCCAAATCCTCCACTACTTCGTGGTGTAAAATAATCTTTTACCATTGTATGTCCTGGTAATGGGAGTCCAACATTCATGTCCATAAAATTAACTGGGATATCTCCTTTTCCTTGTGTGTAGTTTAAATAACCAGGATACATTTTATCCATCGCTATTTCTCCTGCTGCCGTTGTAGAATAACCTTGATCATACAAATCTTGCATCATGGCTTGTAAAGAATTCTGAACTGCTTGACTTGAGGCTGTTGATCCAGTGCTTGAACCAAACACACTTCCAAATCCAAAATCCATAAATTGATCTGAAGCTGGTTTTAATGTTCCAAGTCCTTGTTCTAAATCTACGGGGTCAAAAGTTCCACCTGGTTTTGAACCATATTTTAATGCGTTTATATATTGACTGTATACATTGGAAAATTGACCTGGCTCAAAAGAACCATATGTAGTCATTTTAGTTCCATCAGCTAATGTTATTTTTTTAGGTTTTAATTGTGGTGGATTGTTTTGATAATTTTGTACTTGAGATTGTATGTTATCCTGCAAAAAACCAGGTATTTGACCAGCATAAGCTGCATTCAATTTTTCATAATAAGACATCGGACGACCGTCTGCATGAAATTGATCTGCTTTTGCATCCGATTGAGCTAAATTATATTTTATTTGTTTAGCTTGAGTGCTGTTTCCTTTGCCTTGATTTTGTAATCTTGCTAATTGATCTGCTGATTTTTGATTACCACTTCTATTATCTTTAGGAGGTTTTGATTGATTATTGTTTCTATTATTTTGAGCTCTTTGACGTTCTTGTTGACCAGCTTGAAAAGATTTATTAGAAGATCCTCCAGAACCAGAATAACTTCTAGATCCACTTCTTCCTGCTATGTAAGCACTTCTACCCATTATCTTCCTCTGTTATAAAACTCGTCTTCTTGAATTCGTCTCAATAATTGTTTTTCTCTTTCGCTTCTTTCAAATCCTTCTCTCATGTCTCTGTAAAAATCACGAGATCCTTCTTCAAACATTTGTGGCATTTCTCCTCTGCCTCCATAAGGTAATGGTATGATGTCTACTTGGTTAGCGTTGTAACCAGGAAAGGGAAATAGACCTCTGTCAATCAATCTAGGTCCTGCAACGTCTGCCATTGTAGGTCTACGATTAGGATCGTCTCTTGGTCCAATAAAATTAGTTCCTGGATATTGACTCATAATACCTGCCTCTCTGTTAGAATCATCAAATGGCATTGGTCTTTCTGGTGACATAACTATATTGCCATCTCTATCGTATTCATAAAAAGCACCAACGTCATCATCCATACGAGGTATATCTACATCTCTTTCGCCAAATGTTTCAGCGTCTATAAAAAAATCTGCTTGAGGATTTGGTTGTGGAAAAGTTTGTGTTGCATAGTTTTGCATTTCTTCTTCGTCTGTATCTGCGGCACCAGCGATACCCTTCTTATTTAACATATCTTTTCCAAAGTCAGATACGTTAGATAAAAAATTAGCACCTGCCCTTGCAGCTAAACCAAATAACCCGCCCCCACCTATGTAATCTTGTACTGCACTTTGAATGGGATACATAGTTCTATAGGCATCAGGTGCAGATGTTCTAAGTGATTCGCTTTGATTTGCAAATCCTCTTTGTGTTTCCAAAGGAGACATTCCAAATCTTTCACCTATTTTATATTTGTCTTCACGATTGTATTGTCTTCTTGCATCTTTCAGTTCTTGAATACGTGGATCGTTCTTTGTAAAATCAGATGCTTGATTTTGCAAATTCATCATACGATTGTAATTCTGCATCTCCGGCCCCTGATTAAACGGGGTCGGAGTGCTTAATTCTTGCAATCTTCTTGATCTTGCATCAATTTCTGCCATTAGATAGCTCCAATTATTAGAATAACTATTAGTGCAACAACGCCAGCTTTAATCCAATCTTTTGCTTTCCAGTTGTTCCATTCTTTGAGCCATGCCCAAATATCTTCTAGTAACTTCATATTACCTCCTCTTCTTTCCTTTTTTACCGTTCTTCCCTACAATACTTTTCAAACTCTTTGCTTGACCAGCATGTAGTTTAGAAGCTTTTTTAAGTCCCTTAATGACTTTTTTTATTTTACGCGTGGACGTAGAACCACCTTTGTTCATGGACATTTGCTGTCCTGTCTCACGTGCAAACTTTTGTGCCTGCTGTGCACCAGCAGACGTGTATGGAAATTTTTTTCCTCCTACTCTTGGCATCTATATCTCCTAATGTATTGTTGGATTAGCATGATCTTTATAGATCTGCATAATCGCTGATTGATAGTCAAAGCTATCAGCAACGGCTGCAAACATTTCTTTTGTTTGCTCGGCACCCAAAGCTTTCTCATACATGTTTCTAGTGACAGCCATAAGCGCACCACAAACTTGTAAGTAATCTTCTTCTTTATTGATTTCACTGTGAGCTGCCTCCTCTATCTTGGTCATTGCATCTCTAAGTTTGATCAGTAGTTTTTTTTCTTCTTCCATTGCCGTTTGCATTTTGTTTCATGGCCTCCCTTGTGTTAGCCATGTTTTCTTTCAATAGTGCCATTGCTTCAGTAGAATCTTCTTTGTTAACGTCAGCTGCAACACGCATTAAATCAATTGTAGTATTAGCCTCAAGTTGATCTCTTTGTAAATCTAACTTTTCAGCGTCAACCATCATATCTTTTTGTAGTCTAGCTTGTGTTTCCATAGCTTTCAAGTCAATTTCTTGTTGTTTTAGTTTTACAAGAGGATCTTGAGCTTCTTTGCTTATTCTAGCTTCTTCATCAGACGCTAATTGTTTTGTCATCTGTGCTTCCATCTGTGCTTGTTCAGAAGCTTGTTGATTTACTAATTGATCCATTTGCTGTTGCAATTGTTGCATAGCCTGTGGATTTTGCTGTGCTTGTTGCATAGCTTGTTGTAACTCTTGAAACTGTGGTGCATACTTTTGTTGCATTTGTTCTGACACTAACAAAGATATGTGCTCAGAGACGTGTGCTTGTAACATAGCGTATAACTGTGGATTTATCTGCACCATTCTTGTAAACATAAATTCTGCGTGAGCAGCGATGTGTGCTTGATGGTCTTGCATAGGAAAAGGTTTTGGATCTTTACCACGCATAGCAGACGCATTCTCCATAGCAGGTGACATAGGTTTTGGCATGTCAGGATCTGGCCTTAATATGCCTTCTACGTTGTCAACACCCATAGCGTCATACATTCTTCTGTACGCTTCTCGTAAATTATGTAACTGTGGTGCAGCTTGAGCAAGTTGTAATTGTTGCTGTGCAAGTGTAATACGTTGTGCCATAGAAAATATATTAGGATCTGATACAGGCATGACGTCTACTCTGTTGTCGAAGTCAGCAGCTTTTATCATTTGATTGCCACCTGCAACCATGTATGGATACTGTGGTGGTAAATATAATTGAAAAACTTTTGACAATAATTTGAATTCTATTTTTTGTGCGTAGTGTAATCTTTTATGTATTGCACTCATAACTTTTGTACCACGCTCTATCAACGCTAGTGTTGTGCCTACAGGGTTCTGTTCGTTACCTTCACCCATCTTCATATCTGCTATTGCAGCAAATGATTTACCTGCATCTACAGCAAAACCTAGTAGTTGAAATAATACAGCTGACGGTTCTTTGTAAGGCAACATCATTAGAGATTCTTTTATAGACTGACCTGTTACATCTACATCTCTAAACTCACCAGGTTGTAGTGGTTCATCATGATCACGTATACGCATACCTCTTGCTTTAAAACCTGCTGGTAGATTAGCAAGAGTTCCTGCATCAATCAGTTGTCGCAAAGCGCTTGTTGCAGTTCTTGATAATCCACCTAGCATGTGAATCAGACCAAATCCATAAAAGCCTAATCCTGGGAGGAACTTGTAATGTACAAAATATTGATTCTTCATGAAGTTTGGATCACCTTCTGCATAATTTCTTTTAATAGATAATATTTCTTGTGAATATTGATCTATAGAAATAATGTAAGGTAATTTTACACCAGATGTATCTTCAAAACCTGGTACATCAGCATTAATATGCATCTCTAAAATAATGTGTTCGTCATCTCCAGATCCGTAACTTTTTTCAGATCCTTGTAATTCGTCCACTTTATCTGCTACATCGTCAGGATCAACTGAACCTGTAGCTAATTCTATGTCACGATAAAAACCTTGTAGCTGTTGCTTACGCACATCATTGCCACTAGTTTTTATTACGTGTGTAATTCTATCTGCTGATT